CTGCTGCTGATTCGTCAGCCGCCAGAGGGTGCGTCAGGGCGGTCGCTGTGAGCGCCGTTGCCATTAGTGTCGCCACTACTTTCCGCATTCATATTCTCCCGTTTTGGAGCAAACCGCCTTGCCATAGCGGCTATGTCGTCCTCAATGTTGCCGAATTGAGCTTGAGCAAACTGCCCAGCGATAGCCGTGTAGTTTACGTCATCAACCCACGAATCGACAAGCGTCGGGTTCTCTGTCTGTCTGGCTTGCTTAACGCACGACATCACAATTGCGATGTCGTACATGCTGACCGGCTTGTTCAGACGAATAGACGCCAGCTTACTAGCTCTATCAAAAGCCAGTTCCACGGGGCCGTATTGGTGGCCTCGTTCCCGGAGCGTACTGGCGGCGGTTGTCAGAATATCCGTATGACTCATCATCTTCACTCTCCTTTTCAAACTCAAGAAATTCGGCGACTTTGCCGATGTGTGATGTATTCAGAATGATGTCGCCTCTATCTTGCCAGACATGCTCCATGCCGGGAGTTTTTTTCCTGTAGTACAGGCGACCCATGATGAATACGTCGTTATTAAGCATTTCACACAACTGCCGGCATGAAGCTGCGTGATGCTCAATTGTTATCTGATGCACCAAGTATCCTTGGGCACTAGGCATGTTCATGGTTATAAGAAACTTCACGAATCCCTCCTGACAATGGTGCCGTCCATCTTTCTTTTCAATTTTGAATTGCGACCGAACGGCATCGGCGATCGAGACTTTTTAGCTCCAACATGGCGTTGATGAATGCGTTTTACTTTAGCGATCATTGGAGCATCCACAGTTGCAGTGTGCGTCCGATGACAGCGGCGGTGAGCAACCAACCAGTTAGAAGCATCGTCAGCACCACCACATTCCAGAGGGATTTCATGGCTAACATCCCACTCTTTTCCGGGCGTGACCTTCATTCTGCACAGGTGGCAAACTCCATCGTGTCGCAAAAATATGTCTGCCCGCATCTTCGCGGTAATGCGTACTCGTTTCATTGTACCGTGGACTCTTCCGCTTCTTCTTCAGCTTCATCATACATCAGCGATACGATTTCAAGAGACTTGTTAAATTGTATAGCAAGAGCCGCGATCGCGTCTTTTCTGTTGTCCGTGCTGTTAAAGATCACACGAGCGGACAGCAACCCAACCAAGGGAAGGACGACCATTGTTCTTTCCCCATTGAGCTTTTCCGCTATTTCTTCTGTTAACTCCATTATCCGTTTGGCGTCCACGACCGAATCGATCAGACCTTCCAGTTCTTCAATATCAACAGTCATAGCTTCATCTCCGCTCTTTGCGTTGCTTCACGGGATTGCTGTTCTGAGAACTGCATCCGGATATATTCAAGTTGGGCCTTCAACAGCGCCGCCTTCTTGCGGGCGTTGACCATATCTACGATGTAGTCAGTCCATTTGCCAGAAGCCTTTACAAGCATCTCAGCGCGGCTGACCGGCATATCGCCCTCTTCGGCCATCCACTGAGCCAGTACGGCGCTTTTAGTTTCCTCAAGTATTGAAGCAGCAGCATCAGCCTCGACATATTTCTTGGCGATGATTCTATATTGTTCACTTAACGGGTGAGAATTGTCCATATCGGCTCATCCTTCTCATAAGATCGCTCATCGGCTTCAGTTTATCTGCCGGGATGTAGTGATTTTTGATTCCGTATCCAAAGTCTTTTACCGGCGCTCGCGCCAGTACTGCGCCCCATTCCCACCCAAGAAGCTCCGTCGTTTTAGTTTCATCATCGTATTGCGCCAGTACGTAAATGTCGGCAAAATTTTTGCCCGCTTCGTGAATGAGATGATAGGCTTTTCTTGCTGTTTTGACATCGACGGAAAAATTCAGAGGTACGACAAAATCAATCCCCTTATCTCCGTCGAGCCTTCTCTCAAGATCAACCATTTGGCCGGAGAGTTTACCAAACTCAACTTCTCCCAAAAGGCCGATTAGTTCGTAATTATCTGACAAGGGGCGAGAAGATGCGTGATCTTTGTGGGCATCATGCCGATCTTGCGCTTCTTGTCTAATTACGTTTTGGAGAAGATCGTCCCTTTCCATTAGAAAGGGAGATCGTCATCAATGGCAGGCCGCGCTGCTGGTTTTGCCTGTTCCTGACTTTCAGCCTTTTTATAGGGCTCAGAAATCTTCACGCTCAGCCAAGTCTTGTCGTTTTTGTCGCGCTTCTTCCAAAGCGCAATACAAATGACTTCGCCGCGCCAAAGAGCCTCTCCGGTAAAATCAGGGTGCGAATCAGACTTCTTGTCCTTGTTGCCAAAAATGCTGCCCTGACCTTCTTTGCGCTCATACGCCATTTTCGTCTCCATACAAATTGTTTAGTTTTGCGATTTTATCGTCCATGTCCTTGAGGAACTTAATTACCTCTGCCTCAAGGTTGTCGATCATCTTTTGGTCACGTTCGACCTGATGAATGTAGAGCTGCATATGCTCCGGCATCCGTGGGTCAAATGATACAAAATCGCACCATTGCCGGCCAGTGCAGGCCATCTGCCATTGCATCTGAACGTGATACTTGGTCGGAATTTCCTGCTCCAGAATCATGTTCATATGCGTGTTTGTCAGGGGGCATTTGATTTCAACCAGCCCGTCTTCACCAACCAGCCCGTCAGGGCTTGCACCGGCGTTCTCGATGGTAGGGTGGGGAACAAACCCGATTTCCTCAACGCCAGTCCCCTTCGCGCTAATGTACGCAGCGCGAGCAAGAGGCTCGGTATTTGTTCCCCACACCATTGCCGCGTTCTGAAAGGACTCCCCAACACTACCTGTCAGTCGCTGGCAAATCAGCTCGGCCATGTAGTTGTCGCGGCTTGAGCTGTATCCGGATTTTGTCTTGGCGATGATGTCAGCGATCCTGCTGGCGGTTACTTTGCCGGCGCGGGCGCGGAACCATTCGTCTGTGCGCTGTTCCATCAAAGATCGTCCACATCGACGGGAGCGCGTTTGTTGGGCGCGATATAGGTTCTGGGCGCGGCGTTTGCAGCAACCACATCAGCAGCCGCATTTCCGTCGTCGTCTTCAGCAGCCAGATTGAGCATGGCTGACAAAGAATAGCGCCGGCAGTAGGTCAGAGCAGACCCGACTCCATGAGCGTTCGTTCGGTCTCCCAAAGGCATTCGCAGCACTTCAGAGATGAACTCGCCCGACTTATGGATCAACATGGTCTCAACCTCCACAAAGCCGCTGCCCATACGCGGGAGCTGCATGACGGCGAGATCGTTGACTGCCAAGGGTTCACGAATGACTTCGCGAAGCGAGTTGATGTCTGCGTATTTTGACTTGAACGCAGGATTATTCTTGTCTTTGGAGGCGGCTTCAATTTGGCCTTGGGCCTTGGCGAGGGCCGTAGCCAACTCGCCAATCGTGTCGGACATATTCATGATTTTCTCCTCAGATGTGCTCGTAGGCTTCGGCCATCACAAGATCGCCAAACTCGAAGTCTTTGTGCAACGTGGGGACGATGGCATCGAACAGGAACGAGCCCTTGCGGAACACTTCAACCTTGCCATCAGGCTTCTCAAGCTGAATGCCTTCGATGTACCAGTCGAGATCGCCGTTGAGACGCTCGATGCAGACTTCCAGCCAGCCTTCCGTGATGGTGAGGCCCGGAAACGCCGGCACAGTGTACTCTTCGATCTTGTAGGTGAAGTCAGTAACGTAGGCCATCGCCGTATCTCCAAATCAATCTGACCTAAACATCATAGCCGCCATACACAGGGTGTCAACATTTATTTTGACAAAAGGAAACAATTTTCCGAAAATGTTTCACATGAAACAGCGCGACGAAATTCTCCTTTCTGTCTTCGCCGCCTTTGGCTGTGCAGCCAATCTGGCGAGGTTCCTCGGCGTCTCTAGGGCGGCTGTCTGTCACTGGAAGCGCGTGCCCTTCAAGCACCTTCAGGTGATCGAGGCGCAGACTGGCATCACCCGCGAGAAGATGAGGCCAGACATCTATGGGCCGAAAAAAATCCAGTCTTGATCCGAGCCTTGTGGTAGAGCTGTTCGATCGAGGGCTGGATACGCGGGACATCGCCTCAAGGCTGCTGGCGACGGAGGCCGAGGTATATCATGCCCTCCAGAGCGCCAGAGAAGCCCGGAGACGCCCAGTTGATCCAGATAGTGCTACCGCTGCCTCCGAGCATAAACCGCCTCTGGAGAACCAGTAAAAGCGGCGGCATGTATCGATCGGGGAAGTATGCCGAATGGCGCACGGCTGCGATTTGGCAGGCTTCGGTTCAGGTCAAGAGCAAAGCGATTGCCGGCAAGTATAAGGCGACGTTCCAGTTTGTTCGCCCTGACAAGCGACGGCGTGATCTGGACAATTTGCTGAAAGCAGCGATGGACGTGATCGTGTCAGCCAAGATTGTTGAGGA